CAACACCAAGTCTTGGGTGGTTGTTTGATTCATCATTTGGACCAACAAAGGTAGTACCATTAACGGTCTCACCATTGTATGATCCAAGTTCTGCAGTAAGAACAAGCACAGAATCAACATATAGGTGAACCTTATTATCATTATTGTTTGTGTGGTCAAACGCAACAACAACGAAGTGTCTCTGACCATCGAATAGGTTAATATTATTTGTAGTTACGGCATCCAGATGTGTTCCAGATCCATTGTTAAACTGCATATGAAGTTTGCCTTGATATTGGAATAGAATAACATGCTGATTATCAAGATAGCCATTTAGGTTCCAAAGCACACGCAAACCAGTAGAGTTATCATCTTCAGACTTTTGCATCCAGAATGAACTGTGGTATGAGTTCTGACCAGTACCCCAGTTGTCATTCCATTCAGATTCTTTTAGGACAACTCCATCGGTATATGTGGTGCCATCAATTTTTGCAGACTTGCCATTAATTCCAAATTCTGGACTCACAATTGTACCGCCAGATGTAGGTGCCACTGAGTAGTCTTCGTCAGTTCCATAATCTGCATAAGAGTTTGTTGCATCAAATGTTACATATCTATATGGGGTAACATTTTCCTGAACATAGTCAAAGTACATGGTGTTCAAAGCAAAAGCATTGGCAGACTCAGCATATGCTGTAATTGCACCTGCAGCAAATGTAATGCCATAAGAAATTGCTGGATCAACTGCAAGACCAGATCCTGTAATTGCATCTGCAAGAATCTCTTTGGACTTTCCACCCATGATGTCTGGCTCTACAATTAGGGCAGATGCAGTCGCTTCTTTGATCTCTGGGATAGCGTTTGATGTTACTACAAATGCATGATCTCCAGATTCAGCAGAAACAGTTAGAGGGGTTGACGTAATCGTTGCATTTGGACTTAGTGAAGATACAAAGTCATAGTGAGCAAGAATTTGAGAATTTGATAGGGCAGTTGAGTATAGAGCAAGTTCGTCAAGGGTTCCTCCACCCATACCGCCACTAGCACTAAATCCACCATCATTTCCAAATCTAGCACCAAGATTTGTGGTTGTCCATGTGCGTTTTGGCGTTGTCTGAGATATGACTAGATTTCCATTAACAAAAGCACTAATCTGAACATTTCCTGCAGTTGAATTTGTTATTCTAACAACAACATGGTGAAGTTGTGTTGCCACAAACACATCGCTGGCTGAACTAAATATCTGTGGTGATTGAGATCCAGTTTTATAAACAACCTCTATTTTGTTATCCTGATTGTAATAATAATTAGAAAAACGAATCTCTAATCCATCTGTTCCAAATATACTCCAGTATTGATAATTATTAGTAAAGTTAGTGTTTGGAGGATAAGATGCTGGTCTATACCAAAATTCGATTGTCGCTTCACCATTCTTTATGTGTTCAGCAAACGATGTTTCTACAGATGGAGCAGTCACAATAATGTAATTTTGAGCATTAAAAGTGGTTGCAAGTCTCCACGATTTACCATTGCCAATCATATCCAAAGGTGCACCATCATCATAGTTTGACGAAACACCAGTTCCTCTTGTCATGGTTAGAGGCTGATAGCCAGCATTTACGGTTGTAGAAACACCTTGACCATCATAGTAATATGCGTATGGATTTAGAGAGTCAACAAGGTTGAAGTAGTTTGGAGTTACATAAATTGTTGGGTCAGCAATAGTAGCAGAAGCAGTCATCGCCTGTCTAGCAAGAATAGGTTCTACAAGTTCTACAGATGCTGTCATTTCTGCAGCATCAAATGAAACGGTATTGCTTGAACCAGCAATAATGTTGTCTCCAATAGTTGCAGATGCATCAAGTATTTCAGTAATTTCTAGGTTTATGTTTTCTTGTGCAACAACAGCAATATTATCTGGGAATGTAGCATCAACAGTGATTGAGGTAGTGATTTCTGTAAAATTTCCTCCAGTTACAATAATGGTGGCATCTACCTGATCAGCAGACGCAGTCATTGGATCTGCAGCAATAGTTACGTTTGGATCAGTTGAACCTGCATTCCAAATAGCAGCAATTTCAGGCTCGCCAACTGCAGATGATGTAAATAGATGAAAATGACAAATTCTAAGAGTAAAGTTTGCTTGTGGAAAAGCAACAATTCCACCATAGCCAACTGCAGATGCAGTTCCTGTATTTGGGTTACTTCCAGTAATAACTAATGATCCATCAAGATAAACTTTGATATCGCTAAGGACTCTTCTAATAGCAATATAGTGCCATCCACCATCATCTGGGAATTGATTTACAGCAATAGTGTTTACTGACGCAGTTCCATTTCCTGTAGTTAGTTGAAGTCTTCTCATGGTTCCAGCACTTGCTGTACTTCCATAAATATTTAGAGTAAATCCAGAACCTGTTGCACTTGTAGTACCAACGCTTGCAAGAACGTTTGCTGTTGCAGTGTTATTGTTTGGAAAAGTTACATATTTTACCCAAAATCCAAAAGTGTAATCTCTGTCGGTAAATTGTGCAATTGTGTTTGTGTTATTGTGAGTGATTCTAGTGTCAGAAACACCAGTAATTTTTTCTAAAGACCAAGATCCTGGATCGCTACCAATTGGAGCATCTGTAGAATATGCACGTTGACCAGTTGCACCAGCAAGAGCGATTGTGTCGGTAGTTAGGCTTCCATAGTTTGTAGAACTTGTAGATACCGTTGTTTCATTGAATAGTCTATATACCTGTGGAGAGAAAAATCCAATTGTATCTGATAATCTGCTCATAATGAAAAAGACTACGCTGCAATCAGCGTAGCCTTACCTCCTACCAAAGTTAGATCTGGGTTTACAGCGGAAAGGCTGTGACCATTTAGAGAAATAATTGTTGAACGAGCGTGTGTGAGGGGTTGCTTAATTGTGTCTTCAACAATATAAATGATACGAGTGACTGGGGTAGGATCAATCAAAGTGGCTGAGAAGCCAACCTCAAAAGAACCTACCCCAATCTCAACGTTCATTATGCTACGGTGATCCTTACGATACCAGTAGCGTCCCAAGTGATGGTAAAGTTACCATTGCTTGAAGACTGGTCTGAACCAAAGTCAACATAACCAATAAGTGGTCTTGTTGCGTTGGTAGACGGCGATGCATCGTAGATTACTGCGTAACGAGCAGTAATAGTTGATGATGACCAGGTAACATCGTCAGCGTCTAGGACGATAACGTTGGTTGCACCATTGTAGTTGTTAGTCTTGTTAGCAAGAGTAGCACCACCAGCGGTGTAACCAATTCCAGTGACCTCGTTTGCAACAACATCGTCAAGATAGTTGTGTGCGTCCTGGTCTGGAGTGTAGGCGTTTGTTAACAGAGCAACCTTAATGGTGTCTGTATCCCAGTCAATTTCCTTGTTTAGTGCCTGCGAAAGGAACTGTCCGTATAGTTTGCTAGCCATTTTCTATCCTCCCTTACGCTGTCTTCTCAACGATTGCAAAAGCATCTGCATCTGCCACAGCAAAGCCACGACGAACACGAGTCTTGAGAAGAACACCGTCCTTTGAGAATTCAGCATCACGTGATACGACAGACTCAACGCCACCACGAATACCGTTGATAAGCATCTGGCGGTTACCTACGATAAGTAGAGGGTTACCAGTTGGGGTGTCAGTTGCAGCAGTTGATGTAGCAGCACCATAAGATACTACTAGTGGGTAACCAAATAGGCTTCCAGGAGTCTGTGCAATTGGGTTAGGAAGAACTAGTTGACCAGTTCCATCTACCATTCCACGAAGTTCTGCAAGCATCTTTGGGTGAGCCATAAATACTGTGTTTGCAGCATCAAACTTGTCAGAAGACTCAACGATACCAAGAGCGTTGTTGATGTCAGCAAAAGAAAGTGCTCCACCAGTCTGGATACGGTTAGTGTTCCAGTCAATTGCAGCATATAGCGAAGTAAATGGAGCAGCGTCAGTGCCATCAGCAACTACAGATACACCCAAGCAGGCGTTGTCATACTTACGTGCCCAACGGCTTGCCCACTCAGTCTTGTAGGTGTTAAGAACGTCTACAAGTGAGTCATTTACGTCTTCCTCAGATACGTGGAAGATCTTTGCGTACTTCTTAGCAGTGAGTACTACCTCGTCAAGAGTTGCTAGTGCTTCTGGGATTGTTTCGCCTTCTGCGACAACTTCAGGTGCATCTGCAAGGAAACGAGGTACTGATTTTGTGCGAGAAGCCATTGCTTCTCTACGAGCAAACGATTCTACAGCAGAGTTAGCAAGAAGTGCCTGAATAACAGACGATCCCTGTTCCTCTAGAATGTAGCCGTTAGCCTCTGTTAGGTCAATACGAGCCATTTTTTATCTCCTTTAGATAATTTATTTTGTTAATGTTTGAATCGTCCAATTCATCCAAAGTTTCTGTGGGAAACGTCCATTTGCCATAGAAATCTAGACTAATTATACCATTCTTTTTAGTTATAGTTTACCCAAAATTTTCATTGCCTGCATCTCAGACGCTGAATATTGAGTGCTAACACTTGCTTTGATAGCAGTATCTGCTTGACCACCAACACGTAGTTTGGGATCAAATACTTCTGGTAGATCATCTTTAAGTTTAGCAATCTGCTCTTCAAATCCAACCACATCAAATGTTTCATCAAGTTGCAGTGCATTTACATCAAGATACTTCATAATTCGTGAAGAATCTTTAATTCCTGCATCAGCAAGTTTTTGCTTAACCTTTTCGTTAAGTAGTTTGCCATTAAAATCAGCAATCTTCTGATCCTTTTCCTGTAGGCTATTTGTTAGTTCTTCAGCCTGTTCACGGAATCGTTTTGCATCTTCCTTGGCACGTTCTAGGGCATCTAGAACTGCCTTTGGGTCATTGATTACTGGTTCTGTTGCTTCATTAGTTTCCAATTTGTCCTCCTGTTTGTTCCATCATTACATTATTGGTATTTGTGTTTTGTGATAG